CACCGAGTAACTGGAGATCACCTGTTCCAACATCACTTATCTTGCTATTACTTCCGTCATGCCAGATCTGAAGGTCAGCTCCTGTCCCGAAAGTAGCTTTAGCATTATCAGCAAATTCAAGAGCCGAATCGCTCTTATCCCATACCATATCTTTATTAGATGTTCCAATAAATGAGACATCACCAGCCGAGTAAGAAATATTATCTCCACTTGTTACCCACCCACCTGTAGGATCTTCTGTCCAAGAAAGAACACCGCCTGTTGTACTTGCTAAGACTTGACCATTAGCCGTTGGTAAGGCAGATGGCAAGGTGTAACTGGTATCAGCCTCTAAAGTATCTGGAGCTTGTAAAGAAACATAATTTGCACCATTAGCATCGGCTTCTGTAAACCTTATCTGTTTTGCATTATCAATAATTAAGTTATTAGTTAACGTTCCACCAGTTGTAGGCAATGCTGCATCGGCTGTACTTTGAGCGCTGTCTGCTGCGTCTTTGCAGATTTTAATTGCAGCCGGGGTAGCCGCTTTGTTGCTTGCAGTACTTGTAGTCGCAGAGGATAACTGAACACAACCCGCCTGACTTACACTGGCCTGATCAATTTTTGATGCTGCAATTCCAGCACTACCATTTATATCCTCGTTGCTTATAGAACCTGCCACATATGAAAACGCACCCGATGAAGAAAGGGCTATATCGCCTGTAGGTGTTACCGCTGTAATTGTTCCCGTTCCGCTTGCTCCAACTAAAATCTGACCTGCTGAAACCGCCGCTAGTTTTGATAGTGCGATTGCTGCATTTGCCGCGATATTGCTATTTGCAAGACTGGCATCAACCATTGTTGACGTAACAGTGTTTGTATCTGCGCTTGTAATTAAAGTTCCCGTAATATCTGGCAGCGTTAGGGTCTTATCTGAATCTTGAGGATTCGCTACTGCGAGTGTTAGTTCATACGCGTCATCGCTCGACCCCTCAAAGACAAGGCTTGCCGCGTTTCCTAATAGGAGTTGACCGCTGACAG